GATAGTTGCCATGATTTTGTTAGTATTTGATGCAGTATAGCAAAGCGATGTTACGAGGACGGGTTTCAGTACCACCTGTGTTTGTGGTTCCATATTGTCCAGTTGCAAATTGTCCGTCTAATACTGCTGAGTTTGCACCTCCAGCAACTCCTTTCACATAAATATTGTGGTTGTGGCTTTTAAGATCATCTGCCTGAGTTGTACCAAATGCGCCAGACACAACACCATCACCGTTAGTACCAAATCCACGCACAAAGTATCCACGAAGGTCTGGGACATTCGCACCAACCAGTGCAGCAAGTGCGGTGTAACCTGACGTGGATTGCCCGTTGCATGCCAACCACCCCGTCGGCACAGAGTTCATGCCAAACGCCATTATTGCTCCCGTAGGTACAAACGAATTTACGTAAGCGGCAGGAAAGTTTTCTGTCTTTAGCGTGCCGACTTGTAATTGTCCTCCTCCGGTGACGGTTAACGTGCTGTCTCCTGAGACTGCTCCCGGGGCAATAACGGACAAGGCTAACACATTCGTTAGCTTGGTGCTGGTGATTTGCTCGTTTGCAGCAAATGTCTGAGTTGTACTGATTGCTGGCATACTCTAGTTTTGTGTAATAATTTGTCTGTTAGTCGCGGCACCTGATACCGCAATGGAATTTATTTTTGGCGATCCGGAGATGCGGTCGATGATGACCGTGCCGACAAACCCTCGGATGCCTGCGAGCCGGGTTCGCACGTTGGCAGTGTCGCCATTCCCCAGCGCCTCGCCGATCAATACGTTTGTCGTATTGATTGCCTCGGCGGCGTCTGGATCTTGACTTGAAAATGATATCTGGAGGTTGCAGTCGGTCTCGATGTCGAGCGCCTGCATCTGGATCTGCGCGTCGGTAAATCTCTTTCGCTCTAGCGTGCCCATGTCGTAGCCACGCGACGTCAACCGTGCTGCGATTGTCGTCGAGATTGTGCCCAATGCTGGGTCTAATGCAAGGATGTCGCTTTCCGCCTCACTGACGTCCATTTCGTGCACCCCCCCGGTCGTCGTGACCGCAAACAATGCATTGCGTTGACCGGATTTGCCTATGTGGAAGTTCAAGATGTTGAACCGGGCGTCACCGTAGGTATCTATCGACTCCCATCCTTTGTTGAGAAAGTTATATATCAGCACCGTGTTGTTTCCTGTCGCATTTGCTGCGCCGACAAACGAATCGAGCGGGACTGCTATAAAATATCTGTTGTTGAAGTAGATCGCAGTCGCTCGGTCCGCCAACGACTTGTTGATCCGGTCGATGTACGGTTGGATGTTGACCGATATCGGCATGTCCACCCCGCGCAGGTTGTACAGGTCGACGAACGTCAAGCTATAGACCCCGTTGTCCGACAGGAAGAACACGTTGTTGCCCTGTATAGCCACGCTCTTGCGTGCTAGGCATCCTACCTCGGCAGTCAATTCCTTGACAACGGTGTCGGCGAGCGTGCCTTGCGTGCCGGAGATCAGGTGTATACTGTTACGGTTCAGCACTATCAGTCCATCCTCAAAGAATGGTTGCATGGCAACCATGAAATCGGCAATTCCGGCAGTGATCCGGAACTGATTCATAATCTGGTCGTAGGTATCGGAATCCAATATGTCCGACCCCATTATCTCGTCTCGGATGCCTCTGTTAACAAACGTAGGCGAGGTCAACGTGCCTCCGACCTCGTACCAGTACGGCACCCATAGGCGACGTTGAAAATACGTCGCCCACGGTGGTGCTGGCATGTGACTGAATCCGCCACCGATTGATTGGACGTATGAAAAACTCATTGTGTGAGTACCAGATGGATGCGTCGTAGCAAACGTGAATTTGTTGTATGTTGGCGTCGAAGCAATTACAAATCGATCCCCAACTGATATCTCTGTTATTGTATTTTGGACTGCCCTTACCTCAACGAGGAACCCGGGAACAGCACCGGATGTCTGCAAGCTATCGAGTGTATAAGTCGTTCCGTTCGTAAGCGCACCTGCCGTTAATGTTATGGTGCGAGTCGATGCAACGTAATCAGTGACTGTTGTTGCGGTGGCACTATTCACTTGAATTGCAGCACCGTTGTAGAAATCGTCAATCTCGGACACGGGTGACCCGTCGTCGAAGTATGCTGGAAGCACAATGGTAGTCAATCCGGTTGCAACAACGGATGCCGTCAACAACGTGAAATTGGTCACTATCACCGTTGCGACCCCGGCGGCAAATGACGTGTTTGTTGCAAACGTAATCGGTTGCGTGTACGGACCCGAGGCAACCTTGAAAAATCTATCTGAATCATTCCCATTCCACTGCAGCGCCTGCTTGCCATCTCGGAAGATCAATACCTTGTCGAATGCTTGTAGCATGTGGCACTCGGCATCGATGCCAGTCGCCGGAGGCAACGCAATCGTCGTGATCGTGTACGGTGGTTGTAGTAGCACCTTCTTGACGTTTATGTTAGTCGCAATCAGGATGAACTCGTTGCTCGTTGTCGCCGGGTTAGAGAACAAGCAGGATCCAAACACGTCGGACACGGCACCGTCGTTTAGTTGCGAGTTGAGGTACCCAGTCGTGCCCGATACCGTGTAGGAACCACTGCCAGTCGCAGGTGTGTAGGTGAATGTCAGTGTTGAATTCCCGGTCACCGTCATCAGGTAGCTTCCTGCCGGAGGCGGATTGCCAGTTGTCAGTGGTGCTACCGCACCGACGGTAGTATTGCCAATCGTTGCATATGCCGTGCCTGTTAACCCGTGAGCAGAGGTCGTTGTAATCGTAATTGTACCTGATGAATATGTAGCGGCAGAGATCGTCTTGTTTGCATCGATCACAAAGAATGGCAACGTCAACGTGCGTCCTCCGGTTGCGATACCTGCACTGCGTGCCACCACTCCCTTGCGAGGTTTCCAGTACCCGTCCATCCGACCGTTGATCGACTCGCGGACTTCGCCGGGCTTGAGTTCGTTGATCTGTAGTCGTTGGTTGACGCCGAGGAATGCCGTATCACCATCGGTGGCGATGGTGTCACTCATGCCTGACCCGTACTGAGACATAGTTTATGCGTAGTAAGCAATGACGACGCCGGACGTGACTGCGAAACTGGTAATGTTGCCGCCGATCCCGGTCCCTGCATTGTGACTGACCGGAGTGATTAGCTTGGTGCCAGCATCGGTTAGATTAGCCGCAACGAATGCGCTAAACACGGCATCGTTGACGATCTGCACCCAACGAAACGGTCCTGTCGCCGACCCTCCGGCGTTGACGACCACTCCACCTTGTTGTCCCTGTAGTTGATATGAATCTCCTCTTGCCATGCATCGGGGGTACCATAAATCGACGCGCAGGTCAATGTACGCGACCAGCACAACCTCGGTCTTTCCCGAGCGTCACCCAATGTTCGGCTGAGTTGACCGTCGCACGAATCAGAGACCTGCTTCAGCGAGCACTTGGTCGGACTTGCGGGACAAGACGAGTGCTCGCAGTTCTTTTCTGCTGACGCCGATCTCGGCATCGCCGATCAACTCGGCTAGTTTTGCGGGGGTCACTTTGATCAGCACTGATTCGCGAATGCGAGATTTGCGTACCTTTGTTTCAGGTGTACTCATAATAATTGTAGTTAGTATCAGCAAGGTTGCCGACAACGAAATGCTATGTGTTAGCAATGGTATAGCAAACAACAATTCAGCACTATACTGGCACATATAATCGCACCCCCGCCACCGACTAACCCGAAACAATCCGGCGGCAGGGGCACTACCCTCCCGAAGGGTGCTCGGCATGTAACATGATTGGGTTGATGGGTCAAGAATCGTCGTTCGAGGCACGAAAAGACCCCGTAGAATCAAAGAATTGAAAATAAATTGATTTTTCTGAAGAATAATCTGTACAAACCCGAGCGGCAGGGTAGGTTCACCTCAGTTGCACGGCGCAACCGTAACAAACCAAACATATGAAAACATACAACTACTACAACAAAGAAGTCACATTCACGACCGGACAAACCGTTACTTACGTTTCCGACGAAAGCGAGATATTTACCGCAACAATCACCGGAATTTCAGAGGGACTCCTCGACCTTATTTTTTCCGACGGAGACACGGGTAGCGAACTGCCGTCCACTTGCTTTTAACTACTGATACAATGACTGCTAACCAAATTGCCAAACTCAACCAAGTATTCAATCGCCTTGAATCCGACATCCCACTCTACCTTGTGATTGCACTGGCAGACGGGTTCAAGGTCACTCAAGACGAGATCGTCCGCCAGTACGAAGCATGGCAAATCGCCTAACCAACTCAGCCGGGGAGTTCAATCCTCCCCGGCAAAAATAAATTATTTTATTCTGTACAAACCCGATCGATGAGGTATCTTCATCTCAGTTGCACGACGCAACTCACAACACCGACCAACACCAATGTCCAACGCAAACAAAGTTACCCGCAAAACACTCCGCGCAATGAGCGACAAGAACGGATTTATCTGCAAGACAGGTCAAACAACCCCGAAACTTCGCATTACCGAAGACGGCACAATCTACCGCGCCGACACAGACCTTACGCTCTGCCGCGCAATGTCGGTTGCAGAAGCAGCAAAAACCCTTGGACTCTGATTGATCTAACCACAAAATAAAATTCACCAACTAACCAAACCATGAAACTAATCCACAAAAGCGACTTCAAGCGCACATGGGAACGCCTTGACGGCATCCTAAAAATCGAAGTCTTCACCGCTGGAGGTGGCAAGCGATTCAATGGAACACCCGCAACTGGTCACTGGAAAACGCGAGGATACAAAGACCCAAAAACAGGACGCATGGAATCAACACTGAAAGAACTCAAGGAATCATGAAAAAGAAATCGAACGTGCCATGCGCGAAGTATTAGAAGCGTGGGAGACCCCGGACAGTCCAGAAGCTCTCGCCGCTGCGATCTACCAGATGAAGCGAATCTACATGGCGGCAGTCATCGCAGATCTCAAAAAACCAAAAGTCGGTCGCCCACGCAAAACAGCACCATGAGCAATCAACCGATACGCCGAAGCTCTCAGTCAAACCGAATACGGAGCAAAATAAAACCAAAAATAAATCATTTTGTTCTGTACAAACCTGATCGGCAGGGTAGATTCACCTCAGTTGCACGACGCAACTCGAACCAACTAACACAATGAACGCACGCTACTACATCTCCACCGGGTCCAAGTCAAATTATTACACGCTTCGCCACGCATTCGACGAGCACGTCACCGACGGCATCGTCACCCGTGACTACCACGTCCGCAATCTCAGCATCGACAAGGACGAGGCAATCAACAAGGCACGCGACCTCGGGTACAATCTCAGCGCCGACTTCGACGTCCTCCCCATCGGCACCCGTCGCGAGATCGACTGGTCGATCATCCAAGGTGGAAAGTACGCCGGGCAGTCGATCCACGAAGTGCGATTGGTCGATACCAACTACCTCGTCTGGCTATGCGAAAATTGTGAGTCGAGCGCCAAGTACGCCAAAACTGTCGAGCTTGCCAAGGCGCTTGTTGCCAGTGAACTGGCAGTCCGGCAGGATGACCGTGATGCGCTCGAGGTCGAGCGTGAGTCACGCATCGCGTTGTTCGCCCCCATCGCCGACTTGTTCGACCGTGAGTACCCAGTGCACGCACAGACCGGGTACCACCAGTACGAGTACACTGGCGACGCTCGCAACTCGTTCGTCGATGCCATCGTCCCCGACCTGCGCTACGGCAACCTCA